AAAAAGGAAGAGAAATTAAAAAAAAAATAAGCGCGGCGGAGGGGGGGTTTTTTAAATGGAGGTAAAAGAAATGACAGAAAAAGAAAGAGAATTGCGCCAGAAAATGGCAAAAGTAACCGAAGAAATCCGTACGTTAATGGCAGATAAAAAACTTGACGAAGCGGAAAGTAAAACAAATGAATTGAGAGAACTTAAGCGGCAGCTGGAGATTGAACAGACGCTGGCAGATGTTCCGGCGGCAGTTCCACCTGCGGCACGTGCGGCAGAAATCACTGACGAAGAAAAAAGAGATCTTATGTTCAGCGGACTTGTGAAAGAGATTAAGCGCCAGATGCCGACAGACGCGGAAGCAGAAGTGTTGAAAGAAGCCAGAGCAGGCATGAAGGCGGGTGTTGATGCCGACGGCGGGCTTATCGTTCCACAGGACATCTCAACTAAAATTAATGAACTCAAAAGAGCGCTGAATCCGCTGGACCAGCTTGTCGCGATTACGCCTACAACTACTATGACCGGGTCTCGCGTTATGGAAAAATGGGCAGAAATGACGCCGCTTGAAAGCGTTGATGAAATGGCAACTATCAAAGAAATCGACGGTCCGAAATTCGAAAAAATTGCATATGCGATCAAAAAATACGCAGGCATTCTTCCGATTTCGAAAGAAATGCTGTCCGACACAGACCAGAATCTCATCTCTTATGTAAGCGCGTGGTTTGCAAAGAAAGATGTCGTCACGAGAAACAGCCTGATCATTGCAATCATGAAAACACTGGCAAAGAAACCTGTTGCTAATGTAGACAGCTTGAAAGACATTCTGAATGTGGATCTTGACCCGGCGATTTCTTTGGTGTCAGGCACTGTTACCAATCAGGACGGCTTTAATTTCTTAGACAAGTTGAAAGACTCTGAAGGGCGCTACCTGCTTCAGCCGAATCCGCTCAATCCGACACAGAAACTGTTGTTTGCTCATCCGGTTACCGTTGTCAGCAATAAGTACCTGCCGAGTGCGACATCTCCGAAGAAAGTGGCGCCGATTATTGTTGGGTCTCTGGCGGATGCAATCGTGCTCTTCGACCGCCAGCTCATTACACTCGAAGGCACAGGTATCGGCGGGAACTCATTCATCAGGGATTCTTACGATATCAAGGCAATTACAAGGCTTGACGTTAAAGCGTTTGACAGTGCGGCAGCCGTATACGGCGAACTAACGCTTGCATAAGGAGGTATTATGAGCATTCTGGATGGCGTTAAAGCGTATCTGCGGGTTGACGGAAACCAAGAAGACGAGGTCATCCGGACACTCATCGATACAGCTAAAACGTTTATTTTACAAGGGACGGGCGTTGAAGTCAAAGAGACTGACGCCCAGTCCGTACTCTGCATGCATATGATCGTAGGGTACTGGTACGAAAACAGAAACGCAGTAGGTCAAGGGGCAGAATTACCGTTCACAATTACTGCACAACTACTGCAATTAGAAACGAGAGGTGAATAGCATGCTGATAAAAGCGTTAGAGAAAATTATTATAAACGGAACAATCGTTGACGTCGGCGAGACGTACGACGGAACAGCGGAAGAATTAACTGCCTACATTTCCGGCGGATATGTAGAAGTACTTGAACGGGATGAAGACGTGGAAGACGATCCAGCAGACAATCAGAATGAAGAAGTAGATCAGGAAGTAGATCAGGAAGATGAAGAGCCGGAGGAAACACCAAAGGAAAAACCAAAGACAACGAAAAAGACTGTCAGGCGCACGAAGAAAACCGGAGCGTAAAGTATGAATATCGGGAAGATGCGCCACAGGATAGCGCTTAAAAAGCCTATTATCGGTGAGGATGTAGGATTTGGCTCCGTTATCGAATGGAAAGATGTCGGATCCGTGTGGGCGGAATTCTTGAAACAGCGTATTACTCCCGGCGCGATTATAGGAGACGGCACGGCTGTCTTGATAACGCAAGGGATAAGAATACGGCCACGAGAAATCGAAAAAGGATGGCATGTTGAAGAAAACGGACGGACGTATAAGGTAATAGACGTAGATCGTTCGGATCCTGCCGTTTACGTATTAACAACAGAGGCGGTAGAAACATGAGCAGGTGCGGAATCGATATCAAGATGTTTTCAGGAGAGGTAGTCAAAAAAGCGGCTAACGACATCAAACGCTACGATAAGGAAACGCAAGGGAAAATCAGGAATGTCATTGCGAAAGGAACGATAGCAGTTATGAAAGCGGCTATTATAAAAGCGCCGATGGGGCCTACCGGAAGCCTGAAAGCAGGAATCCATTCCGAAATGGAACGAGAAAAGCCGCAGGGAATAGTGAAGAGCGACGCCCCGCATTCGCATCTCGTAGAATTCGGGACAGTTGAACGTATAGCATCCAACGATCCGCGCAAAGGCAAAAAAGCAATGCGAATAAATGATAAATTCGTAAGTGGAGTTATTCGCACAGGGAAAATGCCGAAGCGTCCGTTTATGCGGCCGGCAATGATGCAGGAGCGGGGCAAGATTGAAAACGAAATGGAGAAAATATTTCAATGAGACTTATCAGAGACGTACCGTCAACCGTTCTCAGGATGGCGGTTTTTAAATTGCTGAAAGAAGGTCAAACGATACCGATTCACGGCTCAGTTCCTAAAGGGGCAAAACTTCCTTATATCACCTTAGGTGCGGCTACGTTCAAACCACTGTCAAATAAAGATCTGATTATCTGGGACGCATCCTTGAATGTAGAAGTATGGGCAGGAGAGGATGGAAAAAAACAAGTCAATGAAACGCTAAACGATATATGTGCGTTGATATCTGCCTACGGATGCGATATGGAGCTACCGCAATATCGGATTAATAGTACACAAATTGATCTGGTAGAGGAATTTCCGGAAGTATCCACGGGTTATCACGGCACAGTAACAATATTATTTACTATTCAGAATTTTAACAAGAAAGAGGTATAAAAATGGCTAAATTATCAGCAGAAGAACTTAAAAAACTCCCAGTATATGATGGGACGTCTATGGCTACGGCGGGGAAAGACACCTTGCTGTATATAGACAAGGCAACAACCACGGGGAAAAAGCCGACATGGGTACTTGTCGGAGGACAGAGAAACTCCCCCGTGGAATACAAAGCAGATTCTATTGATGGATCTCACAAGACTTCCGGCGGATGGGGAGAGACGCTCGCGGGTCCAAAGTCTTGGAGCATCAGCTATACAGGCTTGTTAGTTATGGATGATGCGGCACTGTCAATTATGGAGTATGCATTCCACCACGACATCCCGATTCATGTAAAAATCGCATATCCGGATAAGACCTGCCAGACCGGATGGGTTACTATTTCTGATTTCACAAAAGACGTATCTCATGACGGAGTAGCTACTGTCGCGGCTACGTTAAACGGAAAGGGACCGATTTCTGAAATTGCCGCAGATGACGCTGTTGGGGGCTAATTATGCGTAAATCGGTAGAAATCAAAATCGGAGAGTCAAGGTATCAGCTGCTATATACGGTAAGGAGTCTTGAGAAATTCGAGCAGTATCTCGGAACCTCTCTTTTTTCAGTTATAAGCTCCGTGCTTGTTAACGGTGCAGTCGGAATGGTACAGAGTGCAACAATACACTTTATTATTTCCGGCTTGCGGGCCGGACTTTTAAACCAGCCGAAAAATTTCGATGCTTATGATTTCGTGGATATGTACTGTGAAAACGGCGGAAACATCGGAGAACTCGCAAAATACATTGTAGATGCGGTGGTTGAATCCGGACTTTTTACGCAGGGGACGCCGAAAAAAGAGGCGCCGATGAAAAAGAGGAATCGCCGATAAAGACATTTGAAGACTGGATGCGGTATGCAGAACCGATAGCATACCGCATCGGTTTCAAACCGCCTGAATTTCCGCGGTTAACGCCGCTTGAATTCTATAGATATCTTGAGGCGAGCGACGAACGTCGGCGTTTGCAGGATTACCGCGTGGCGTATTTCATTTCATGGCTAATGTCCCCACAGCTGAAAAAACCGATAGAACCGCATGAGATTGCGGATCCGTTGTGGATTACGGAAGAAGATAAAGTGAAAAATGCAAAAAAAGAAATGGAATATTTGAAAAAAGTGTTCAATTTGGAAGGAGGTGCATAAATGTCTACTATTTCTGATTTACAGCTTAAAATTGGTGCAGACTCGTCCGGGCTGCAAAAAGAATTAAACAAGGTGCCCGGAAGTGTGAAGGCAGCTTTTAGGGTTAATCCGGTAAAAGACATGCAGTCCGCACTGGAAGGAACCACGGGAAGTCTTGAAACGCTAATTGGTAAGTTCGGCGGAATGGCGGCACTGGCCGCATCGGGATTCGGACTGACGAATCTGATAAAAGGAGCCGTTGAGGCAGGAAACAGAACATATGAACTCGCGCAGCGGCTGCAGATAACAAATGCTGAAGCTGCAAAATTCTCAAGAATACTCAAGCTAACTGGCGGTGACAGCGAACTTGCAGGGAAAGCGTTTATGCGCCTCGACTCAACAATCAAAGGCAGCGGAGAGGCGGCAGAAAAAACAAGAGCCGTCTTGAGTGCCGTAGGTGTTACTCTGACAGATCAGAATGGTAAACTGTTGCCGCTTAACGACCAGCTTGCGCAATTGGCGGCAGGTTATCAAAAAGCGTCACAGGCGGGATATGCACAGGAAATCATCCTGAAACCACAGGGCG